AAGGGCGCTTGTCAGCAGGATCTCCATGTCCACCCCTTCCTGCCCGGTCGGGGCAAGGAGGGAAAGAAGATGGTTGAGGATGGTGCGCCTTCCGCACGGCTCAAACTTGTAATCTTTCAGATCCGCTATACAGTCCGACGCCGTAAAGGCGATGTCGTATGGTGCGGCACGCTCCTGCGTGGAATACTCCTCCGGGATGATGAATCCCTTCCAGAATCTGCGACCGGACGGGACTTGGTACACCTCAACCATAAACTCCTTGTACTCCGATGCCGCTATGTCCATGTACATCCCTTCGGTCTCGGCTTCGAGGGTGAGTGAAAGCGACGTTCCGAAGATGCGCCCGTTGCGCCTGACGGAATAGGCCGGGGCTGCGCCCTGCCTTCCTTTGACTGAATCCCCTACATACCCCCTCTGCTTGATGTCGATGCGCCACTCCTGCCCACGCTGGGAAACGAACTCGAACCAGTACTTGACCGCATAGGTCTCGTATGAGCCTACGGTGATGTAGTCTCCGTCCGAGGTCAGCAGGTAGTTGCCGCCGCTGTCTTTGAGGTATATCGGTTCCGGCATATCTTACGTTATCGCTAATCGTTTCTTACGGTTGTTGTCGATGACCGCCACGAGGGCATCCCCTCTCGCTTCCAGCGTCCCGGTGACTTCGATGTTCATCGCCTGCCGCTGCATGTCGGGGCTGCTCACCACCGAGGCGCTGCGGTAGGCGCTGTTCGCCACGCTCGCCCCTGCGGAGTAGTTCCCCGCTGCGACGTTCTGTATCCCGGCCTTGACGGCGGTGCCGAGCGCCACCAGCGCCACCCCGGCTGCTATCGCCCCCCATCCTCCGAGGGTCTCCAGCGATGCCTTGACGGCTTCCGTGGCCATCCCGGCGGCAATGGCTATCCGGCCTACGGCTATCGCCATGTCGGCGAATGCGGCAAGTGCCGACGAAGCGAAGTTGCCCCATGCGTCGCCACCGGTCACGAGGTCGCCGATAAGGCCGCCTATCGACTCGCCGAGCGTGTTGATCCCGCCCTCAACGATGTTGGATAGGTCAAGGACGGTCTTCTGCGCCGCTTCTTCATCCAGACGTGGAACGATGGAAACCTCTTGTTCTATCGTGGCGAATCCTGCCATGTCCAATTGCGGGATTATGGTGGATATATCCACTCTTTCCAGCACGCCCCCTGCAAGTTCCTGCCTTGCCCTTTCCATTTGAGCGGCGTTCTGTTTGCGCACACGTGCCACCTCCTGCTCCGCAAGAACCATCTGCTTTGCCTGCGCAAGCGTGATTTCCTGCAAACTGGTCACCTTCTTGACCGCTTCGGCGGACTTCTGTCTTTCTTTTGCTTCCGCTTCGGCGAGATTGGCAATTGTCTTCTGATTCCGCATGAGGGATTTCTCAAACTGATCCCTGTCCCTCTGTAATTCAAATACTTCTGATTCAAGTTGATACCCCTTCCGGACTTCTTCCGTTGTAGATTCTGCGAGGTCGTCTTGCTCTTTATAAAGTGCAGCCCTTTCTTTTATAAGACCGATCTGTAGTTCATAAATCTCGTTATTCTTTTCCATTGCGGCGTTGAAGGCTTCCTGCCGTTCAACTGCCGAGTTCAAGTGTAAACGGGATTCAATGTCCATCTCAAGCCTTTCCACTCTCAACTGCGCCAGGCGGGGCTCCAAGGCCATCAATTCCTTCTCTATGTCTACAAGCCTCGATTCGATCTCCGCAGAACGTTCAGCACCCACTCTCGCCGTTTTCTTATCCAATCTCCATTCATTGATCAGCGCACCGCCAGTGATCAGCCCGGCTCCCGGAAGGACATCGAGCACTGCACCGGACATAAAGAACTGCTTCGTATTTGAAAACCCTCTAGTTATCGCATTACTGACTTCCTCTGTTTTCTCCGCCCAGAACTTCCCGGTCTCCCTGTTCAAATCATGCATTATCTGCGTGTAGGTGTCGCGGTACGCCTTCCCGGCGGCGGCGATATTGATGCCGTCCATACGGGTTTTGAAATTCTCCGCTTCTGCATTGAGCGCCTTGAACGCTACAATGACCGCCCCGATCCCGATCCCCGCCAGCGCCCCGGCGACCCCGGTGCAGGATGCGGCGATCTTTCCGAGCGACCCGGCTCCGGATTCGCCCATCGATGCGAGTTTGCCCGTCACGCCGTTGACGGCTGACGAGACCTTCTCCAGTTGGCCGACGTTCACCCCCAGAGCGTCCCCGATCTTGCCGAGGGCGTTCTGACCGATGCCTTCCATGTCACGCATCCCCTGTTTGATCTGCTTTGTGCCTTTATCAAAGGGGGCGGTGTCCAGCATCGCCGTGTATTTCAATTTCTTCTCGGCCATCTATTCCCAGTTGATTCGTTTCAGAAATTCCTTTGCGTTCTCTCTCCTTTCTTCCTCTGTCATCATCTGCAAGGTTGCGTCCGGCGCTTCTTTTTCATCATCCCACGGCATCAGCCAGAACTGCGCCGGGTCGCTTACCCGGTCTTTCGGGGCGAGCTGGATGTTGAATATCCGGAGGGCGGCACCCCTTGCCAGTTCGCCCATGTGGCGGCGGTCGAGTTCCTTCTCTCTCCTGTATGCGGCCATCGCCTCCCAGAACTCCCCGACCCGGAGCAGGAGGAAGTCCGGAAGGCGGATGCCCAGCAGCCCGACCGCCCAGCCCCGGATGTCGCCTATCTGGAGGGGCGGGATGTTGGTCAGTCCTTCGGACGGCCTTTTTTTTTCTCGCTTTCCGGCTCCGTGACCTTCGGGTCGACCTGGCGGGCGTAGACCCCGATGAAGTCCGTGATCTCCGACAAGGTGGCCGCTTCCCCGACTTCGGTCGCCGTGAGGGCGCTGTCCCTTCCGTCCAGCCGCTCGCCTTCATTGACGCAGGCGGCGAACAAGGGCGCTATGTCGGAGGGGTTGAGTTTCCCGAACTCCGACAACCCGGCCAGCGTGTCCGTGCCTTTTGCGGCGAGGAATGCGATGACGGCGTTCCAGTTGCACTCTACCCGGACTTTTCTTCCTCCTAACGTGATATAATCCTTCATATCGGAGGCGGATTAGGTGAGGGTGAGGGTTCCGGTCGTCTTGAGGTTCACCGTGACGGTCGAATCGCCGTCGGCGGAGGAACTCTCAGAGTAGGAGGTGATGACGCAGTTGCCGGACAAGGTCTTGCCCACGTCCGTTCCGCTCCCGGCTTCGTACGAAAACGGGATCACCGCATTCGTACCGACCGCCATGGCGAGGGCGAAGATGTCGTCACGGTCGTGCTTCGTGCCGGTGGAATCCAACGAGAAGAGAGCCGTCACGGCAAAGGTCGCTTCGTGACCCGTGACCCTTTCGGCGGGGTTCCCGTTATCGTCCTTGGTGATGGAAGACTTGGTGACGGCGCTGAGGTTGAAGTCCTCCTTCGTGCGACCCAGCAGGGTCTTTGAATTGATTTTCAAGGCGATATTGTAGCCTTCTATTACTGCCATAGTTCAAGTTTTTTATAGGTTTATAATTTTTTCTTATTGCATCTGCTTGACAGCAAACGTGTTGTCTATCGTCCACACGCCTTCATAGCAGGTTCGCTCCACCGATACCAGTTCGCCACGGAAGCCGTCCCCGGCCATCCCGCTCTCGATCGCATCCGCAATCTGGTTGCTGATGTCGTCCGCCTGGTCGAAAGATTTGCTGACGACCGAGATGACAACATCGGAGGTGATCTTGTATACGTCCCCGTCCTTGGTGCGGTGGCGAACCGGGGTGTTGATGTAGTATGCGTAGGGGTATTCCTCCGTTTCCGCTTCGTATAAAGAGAGCGGCACGATGGGATCTACCAGTTCCGTAATCTTATGCCCGATCTGTTCTGTCATCATCCTTTGCCTACATCATATCCCTGTTCTCTCATCGATTCCACGAAGGCCTCCAGGTATGTTTCATCCGCTCCGGTTTCGGCCTTTTCGAAAAAATTCTGATGCCGCTGGCCGACGTTGTTGCGTCGCCTTTGCCCGGCTGCGGAGCCGGACGGCCTGACCGGATACTTGAATTTGTGCGAGGGGTCACGGCGCTGGAGGGTTCCGTAGTTCGCCCAGTAGGCCTTGAACCACTCAAAATTTGCGTCGATCTTCCGGCGCCTTGTAGTGGCTGTGGCGACATTGTACAGGCCGACATCGGCGAAGAGGTTCCCGTACATGGACTTTTTGACCTTGTTTTTCAGCAAGACACGCCAGTTTGGCGGGATGCCCGGCCGGATCTTCCGCTGGACGGCGGATGCCGCCTTCTTCGCCGCCTTCTTCGCCGCCTTCATATGCTCGTCCGGCGCCCGGCCGAGATCCCGCATGATCTCCGCCAACCCCTCCACTTTGAAATACGCCCCCGCCATGACCTATGCATCTATCGCCCCGACTGTCAGTACGCACACCGGGGAGATCCTGCTCACCGGGTCTACGGATGTGATCCCGTAGGGCTTGCCGCCCACCAGCACACGCCAGCGGGTGGTCAAGGCGGGAATCTTGTACATCGTGAGGCGCAAGGTGTGACCCTCCTCCAGATTGCCCATCGAAATGGTTTCCTCCGTGTCACGCTCGATGCGGGCGTAGACGTCGGAATGATGCGTGTACTGATAGGACTTCTGTCCTTGGTCACCACGCACCACCTCGCCCTCCTGTATCTCGACAAGGGTGTCCATCTCTCCTATGCGGTGTACGTCTGCCATCTCATCTGCGGTAAGGGCGCAGGAGGTTCTGCGCCGCTGTGGTCATGACCTCAACGGAATCGACCGGGTTTGAAAACATCGCTGACGCTTTCAAAAGGATCGCAGCCATGATGTCTTCCGGGATCGATCCCATTCCGGCACGGTAGCGCACGGAGACCGATTCGGCTCCGTCGCACAATTCTTGCGGAATCGTGACGGTTGCGCTGTCCATGTCCACGGAATAGCGGTCGCTTGGTATATTCTCCCCGTTGATGCCCACGGTATCGATCTCGATGAGGGGATAGCGCAGACGTACAACGGGGGAGAATGAAGATTCGAAAGAGAAAGTAGAGGGAATCAGCGACAAGCCCGTCTGATGCTCGGCGAACCGGGCGGCGGCCTTGAACTTCTGCTCAAGGTCGGAATCGAGATCGTCCGAGGTGATGCGGAGGTGGTTCTTCAACCTCCGCACCCCGTCGGCGACAGCGAACATATCGTATTCCCTATGCTCCATGCGGCTATCAGGCGACGATATCCTGAATCGCAGCGAAGGACTTCGGTTCAGCTACAAGCACGTCGTTCCATGCGTTCAGCACGAACCTCACCTCGGCGGTGAGAGCGGCGGTGAAGGGGTCGATCACGAGATCAAGTCCGCCCCACTGTCCGATATACAGATCCTCAAAGTTTCCGAAGATGAGGGCGGAGCAGTTCGATGAGGTACCCTTGGTGAGGTTGCTCGGCACTGCGTTCGTCCAGTCTACACGGTATCCGTTGAGGATACCGCCGGGCTGCTCTTCGAGTACGAAGCGGCCGCTTCCGGAAACCTTTTCGATGGACTTCATGGCGCCCCACACCTTGGCGTTGGTGAGGTATCCGAGTTTGCCACGCTGGGCGTTCTCGGTCATGATCTTGGTCTCCAGTCCCACGATTTTCGCCCAGGTGATGGCACCGCCGTTGGTTCCGATGGCCACGCTTCCGATGCCGGATACGTTGAGGATGCCGGTGGGTTGGTCGTTCGACCCGGTTCCGGCGATGGCGGCTTTCTCCAGCAATGCGGCATGAGCGTCCATCAGTTTTTCCTGAATCATCAGATCCACGCTCTTGGAGGTTTGTCGCAAGAGGTCTTTCGTTGCCGCTCCGGCGACCACGTTGCGCTTCATGGTGAGCGCCTTCTTCGTGATCGAGATTTTGGAGATGCTACCGCTATCTGCTTCGGCATCCCATGCGGCACTGATATTGCTGGTTCCGATTACGGGCACATTTCCTACCAGGTCGGTGAGGATGTGCGCACCCATCTTCGCAATTACGAGCCGCTCTTTCAGCGATTCAAGGTAGATGGCGGGGGCGGTCTCGATAAGGTTTCCTCCGTCTCCGGCGGTTCCGTAGTTCTGTCCGGCGGCGGTACGGGTTCCGGCGTCAAGGGCAAACAGCGGCAGGACAACGCCCTGCTGGGTTACGCCAAGACGGCGGTATTCCTCCGCACCCATCTCGGCTACCTCCTTCTCAAGTCCGGTGAGGTTGCGGTCTCCCGCTTCCCGGAAAAACTTTGCGATGGAGAATTGGTGCTTCCCGCCCTTCCGGGCGTTCTCAAATTCTTGGGCGGCGGCACGCTTCTCGGCGGCTTCCACTTTCTCGGCTGCGTCCAGTTCGTTCTGGAGCGCCTGCAGTTCGCCAAGGCCTTTCTGCAGCACCTCGGCGTTTTCGGGGGATTTGGCATCGATGGCCTTGACCTCTGCGATCTTGGCTGCCAGATCCTTCCGGATTTCTGAAAGTTTTCTCATAGTTTAAGTTTTTGGGTTAAAATTTTTTATAGTTTAAGTTTCCGTTTTTGTCATAGCCGGAGGATCGCTTCCGCTATGCGTATCTCTTTCTCCGCTTCCAGCGCAAGGGTCTGCGTGCCGGGATCGTCCGGCTTTTCATCCTCCAGCACCTCCAGCGGGTCGGGTTCGGGTTCGGGTTCGGGTTCGGGGGTGATTTCTCCGGCCTCCTTCTTTAAGGCTTCGATCTCCTCCGCCATCGCTTTAACGTTTTTTTTGAGGGTTTCGGAGTTGGAGGGGATGTTCACAATCGAGACTTCCAGCAGTTCCTGCTTAGCGTAATAGTAGGTTTCGTTTTCCTTGCCGATGGCTTCATCACCCTTTCCCCATGCGCCTTTTCCGACGGGGATGAACCCCACCGACACGGCTTTCAGCGACCCGAAAAGGATTTTCTGATAGACCTTTTCAGCGAGCGAATTGATTTCCGCTGGCTCGAACTCCACATCAATCATCAAGCGTCCGTCCTTGATGTAGGCGTAGCCTTTCCCGATGACGTAATCCGGGTTTGGGGCGGCATCAAACAGACCTCCGCCGTAGACATTGTGTTGATATCCGACAATGCCGTTTGCATTGAAGCGGTCGAGCAACCAGCCCGACTGGTTGAGTACCGTTCCGGCTGCGTCACGCTTGGAGGTTGACGCAACGAAGGTTACCTTGCGGGAATCGCCGTTATCGGGCTTCCTTATCTCGCTTTGCAGTGTCCTGAATAGAATTTTTTCCATTTTCTTTCTCTTTTTCATTTTCTTTGCCCACTACCCCGGTGTTGAGGGGGTAGAGCATATCGTCAAGGCCTTCCCGGTGCTCCAGACCTTCCAGTTCACGCACCTCGTTCCGGCTCATATAGCCGTCAAGGATTGCGTTGTGATAGAAGTTGGAGCGGGCGGCGGTGTCGCCACGCAGGAGACCGTCGAGGATAAATTTGACGTCGTATTTCCCTTGCTCTGATTCGAAGAACAATTTCCCCTCGCACTCCACCTCTATCCGCTTGGCGATAGGGCGTAAGGTGTACTGCTCGAACTGGATGGTTTGGTGTTCGATATTGGAGAAAGTGGCGTGGGAAAGTTCGGCGATCATGTGCGGAGGAAGGCCGAGAATCCGGGCGATGTCCTGGATGCTCATCGTCTGGCTCTGAATTAGTTGCGCCGCCACCGGATTGACCGACAACTGCCTATACTTGATGCCATACTCCAGCAGCGGAACGGAGTGATTGGTGGCGGACTTCTGAAACCGCTCCATGAATCTCTCATAGGCTTCCTTGCCGAGATCGCCCTCCGTCTCCAGCACGGCCTTGATGTTGCCGCCTTTTCTGTAAAAATCCGATGCGAACCGCTCCGTAGCGACGCTCTTGCCCAAGGCCATTGCGTTGTAGATGACCGGATTGACGCCGACAAGGCCGTCAAGGGTAAGCAGCATGAAGTGGAGCATCCGGGAATCCGGATAGGTTCCGTTCAGAAAGTCCTTGTCGGGGCCGCAGCCACTGACGTTGTACCATTTCTTGCCGCCGAACAGTCTGACCTCGACGCAGGATGGGTGGATCTGGTGGATCTCCACAGGGGAGCCGTCGGGATTGAAGTCGATTCGTGCGTAGGCGTTGCCCCAGCCCTCCAGCCATGTGACCACACAAGACCAGAAGTCGAACGGGTTGGTATACTGGTTCGGACGGATATTCAGCACCCGGTAGGCAGAATGCGAAGGCATATTCGCCGGGCCTTTGTCGGTCATGTAGCGGATCGCCTTCGGAAGCGAGGCGATATTCTCGGAAATCAGACGTATCCCGGCATAGAACGCCGTTATCTTCATCGCAGAATCGGATGTGATATGCTCCCCGTAATCGAGGGGCGGCATGCCGGGAGAAGCCGACAAATAGGGGGCGATGGTCACCCCCCGTTTGCGGCCAAGAAAGGAAGAAATGACTTTCCTAACAACACTTGCCATACGCCACAATCATTTCTGAGGGCAATATGGCTAATTATTCCGGTTAAAGAGTGGAATTTTTTCCCAAAGTTGCGAAGGTGTTGATTATTTATTCCAGTGTTCCCGGAACTCCTTGGAATGCCGGAAGGAATCGTAGGATGGGAACTGCTCTTCGTCAAATTCGCTCTCGTACAATTCTTCAAGGCTTTCGAATACCTCCCGGCGTGTCGTCTTGGGGTCTTCCGCACGGCGGAGGCGAAGTTCATTCCAGAACTCCTCCACGAATCCCCGCCTGGTGATGATGCGGTACACTCTTTCCGGGATCTCTCTCATGCTTCTATAAATTAATGACACGCAGGTCGTGATCCTCGTAGATGGATCTGCCGTCGGCATTGGCGTAGTCCTTGTACGCCCCGATTGCGTCCACGATGGCAACCACCCCGTCGATCTTGTTGCGGGACTTGCCCTTGTCGAGTTTGATGTTGGCGTTCGGGTCGACATGGACGACCACGTTGCGGAACATCCACCGGATGACCGGGTTATGGAGAAAATTCAACTCATGATTCAGCAGCATCGCTTCAAGGTCTTTGGTCTCTCTTGTCATGTTCATGATGTTTTGCGGGAACGACCTCATCTTTCCCTCGTACCTTCCCAGTTTCGGCACGACGGCCACCATGCCCCAGGGATCATAGCAGATGCGCTGGATGTCGTACTTGTCCAGCGTCCCGACAAGGTGGGCGACAAACCAGTCCTCGTCGATGACCTTGCCCGGCATCACCGTGAGCCAGCCCTGTTCCCGCCAAAGGCGGTAATCCACACGGTCTTCCGTCTCCTCGATCTTGGCTTCCGGGATGTAAAAGAGAAAATCAACCACCTGAAATTCCGGAAAATAGAGAGCCACGGCGCTGATGTCCACTTTTGATGAAAAGTCGATGCCCACGTAGCACTTCCGGCCTGAAAGCCTTTCCTTGTCGAACGGTGCGTTGTTGAGGGCAATATCATCATCCGAGATCCACACCTCCGGAGCGTCCACCCACATATTCAGATGCTTGGTGCAGAAAGCGGCCAGGGTGCTGCCGCCCTTTTGCTTCGCTTCCCGGTATTGGTCGTGCATGTACCTTTCACTGAGCGATATGCCGAGATTCGGATTGACCTTGCGCCAGGTGGCCGGGTCGTCCCAAGGGTCTTCGTCGTCCGGCTCGTACAGCATGACAAACTGGCTGTCGTTGTCGTGGATGCCGAGCAGGATGTTGCGGAGATAATCCAGATCCGCAAAGTAGGGGTTGGACGTGTCAGTTCCGGCGGAGGAGATGGACACGACCAGCGGCTGCCTCCTCGCACCCATTCCAGTGCGGATGACCTCCATGATCTCGTTGGTCTTCCATGCGTGCCGCTCGTCGCAGATCGCCCCGTGTGGGTTCAGTCCGTCCTTATTTTTTGTGTCCTTTGAAAGCGGCTTGAAGCAGGATGCGGTCTGCGGCACGACGATGGAGTTGCGGAGGGATTCCGAGATCGCTGAAAAGGGGCTTCCGGCAAGGAGGTGCTTGGCGGTGTCAAAGCAGATCTTCGCCTGTTCCTTGTCCACGGCGGCAGAATAGACCTCCGCAGCAGGTTCATTGTCGCAATGAAGCAGAAAAAGCCCGATATCAGCCCCGAAAGTCGTCTTCCCGTTCTTGCGGGGAACGTAGATCTCCGCACTGGTGAATCTTCGATACCCGGTCTCCTTTCGCTTCCATCCGAAAATGTTGGCGGCTGCGAAAAGTTGCCAGCCCTCTAATTTGATATGCTTCCCGGCAAATGCGCCCTTGAAATGCTTCAAAGATTCAGAGAATCGGCAGAACCGTTCAAAATCGTCTTGGCAGAAGTACAGATCATCCCTCGTCTTGTCACGGACATACCGCTCCACGGCAAGGCGGATCATCTTGCAGGAGGGGATGGTTCCGTCAAGAACATCCGACACGTATTTTTCAACTTTATTGATCATTGGGCGCCTCCTTCTTCTTTCCGTTCATGATAATGTTGATCATGTTGATCTTGGGGTCGGCGGTATTGCCGTGCTCCATCCGGATTCGCTGACGATCTACGGGCGTGAAGCCGTAATTGGAGCCTAATCTGATGATATTTTCCAGCGCCTTGTTGCGGTGCTTGACCGAAGGGTTCTCCGTCGTGCCGATGACCTCGCCGGATGCGCCACGTTCAAGAATGTATCTTCCGTTGCGCTCGATGTCGGCATCTGCGTTGAGGTAGGTATCGAATTCCTTAGCGTAGAATATCATCCCCGGTAGATAAGCCTTTTCCAGCAACTTCAATGCGATGAGTTGCTCGCATGAGAATTTGAAAATCTTCTTTTGACGCTCGTTGAGGGTGTCGTAGCCCTGCACGTACTGGCATTGCCGGAACTGGGTGATTTTTTCTCCGTGAACGGTGATTTCCATGCCCCTTCCAGCCCTTTCCGTACCCCTCAATTTCATCAGTTCTTTGGACACTCTTTTGCGTCCTGAATTACTTGTTCCGGCCATTGTTTTGTATCTGTTCGATAGTGAAAACTTTCGGTCTATATTTCGGCGGCGCGTTTTCTTTTTTGGTTGTGGGGTCTTGGAGAAAATCGGCTGAGAGATTTACACCCCCTACCCCCCTGTTCTTCCGTCGCCAGCGACTTATCATCGCTTTATCCCTCTGACCCTTCGCATTGTTACAGTCGTTGCAGAGGGATTGGAGGTTGGATCGCTCATAAAAAAAATCCCTGCATATCGGCATCGGTATGATGTGATCCACACAGTCCGCAGCCTTGATGATTCCACGCTTCCGGCATTCAGCGCAAAGCGGATGCGCAGCCTTGAATGCCTTTGCAAGTTCCGTCCAGCGGTTCGTGTGATACAAATCATCGGAGCGGGGTCGGGTGTATCTTGTCTTGCGTTTTGATTTGGTGTATCTCATAGTCAAAAGTTTATAAGGTTCTTATCAAATTCTTCCGGGGTGACCCATCTCCCGATTATGGAAAAGATTACGTCCTTTACCTTGTCATACAAGTCCTTGAATGCCGTCTCGTCCATGCTTGCGAATGATACGGACTTCGGGGCGTGGACAAACTTATTCAATTCCAGATCCCAAAGCAGGTCATAGTTTCCAGCCGCAACCTCAACCGTCTTCCGGAATCCCTCGGACGTGCCGTAATGCTGTTGCACCTCTTCCGGCAGGTACTCCCATGCGCAGCTTATGAGCGCAAAGTAAAGGCGGTGGAAGCGTGGGTTCCGGTGCTGCTTTATCTCCACCGAGTACACCTGCCCGATTTTGAGTTTCTTCTTTTCCTCATAATCAGCATCATACATAGGCTTTAATCCAGCGGAGGTATTGAGCAGCAGCATCTTCATACTGCAATCTCCTTCTTCTTCCGGTAGTGCTTCCGGTGATACTCACGATGATACGCCCGGCGCCGCTCCCGGTATTCGGGGTCACGGCGCATCCGCTCCCGGTTCATGGCGACGGCACGGTCTTGGTTCCGTATGTTCTTCTCCTTCAGGCACCATTTGCACCAGTAGTCCAGCCCGTCGGCGGAGCGTGGAGAGCGGTAGAACTCATCCGTCGGCACGGCCTTGCCGCACTTGGAGCAGACCTTCTTTCCGGTCATGGATTCGTGGGTTCCGTACACCTGCTCGGTGCAGTACTCGTATCCTCCTACAAGCCCCGTAATCGGCTTGCCCAGCGTGCATTTCGGCTCGCCGTCGATGAGTTGGAGGTTCATGCATTGTAGGCATTGTGTTCTCATTTCTTTCCCTCAATTTGTTGA